CTCTTAAGAGCAGTGCTGATCGATCTTATGCGACCTTAGACCTAAAAGAGGCCTCGGATCGTATACCGGTATCCTTAGTGGAATACCTGTTTGGTGACGAGTATCGCTATATCGGGTGCTCTAGAGCTCATAAGATTCTCTATAAAGGAAAGGTCCTTTTAGAGGAAGTAAGCTGCTACGCTCCTATGGGGAACGCAACAACGTTTCCTGTTGAGAGTCTAGTATTCTGGGCTCTGTGTACCGCAACGATGCAAATGTGTGGATTTGATAAATCCACATGTACTCAATGCTTCGTTTTTGGTGATGATATCATAGTACCGACGCAGTGTCTCCAATCTCTATTAGATTGGCTGCCGAGGTTTAATCTTGTTATAAATAGCGGAAAGACCTTTGCAAAAGGGTACTTCCGTGAATCATGTGGTATGGATGCCTATAAAGGCACCTGTGTCACTCCACTTCGGTGGAAACAAGGTCCAATAATATCGTCATATGAGGACATGGTAGGCTTGTGTGATCTAGCCAAGCGGCTATATCTCACTGGTCACTATGTTGCTGCCGCTGGAATCTACAATGACATACGTATCCTGTTATGGGAAGAGGGTTTGAAACTTCCTCTAACTAATAACGTGGATGCATGTGGCATTGCGGAATTTACGTCTGATGCCAACGTCTGGGAGTATGGATCTGTGAAGTTCCATCCAACCTTACATAAGCTGATGACGCAAATTCTTAGCCTGCGTGCACCTAAAGGTAGGCGCACTGGTGATTGGTATCACCTCGTAAGCGGGCTAATCTCCTTAGATAAGGGAGACCAACGGACACTAAGAACACTACAGAACACGGGGACGAAAGTCTCCGTGGTTTCCGCTATCCCTTCTGATGATGGCCTTGTGCCGTACTCAGGAAAGGATTGGGGTAAGTTTATTCGATCTTTAGAAAGAATAAACTTAAGTAGTGGCTCCAAAAGAGCCAGGTTCTTAGACACAAATAGTAGGACTGTACGGCCTACGCGACTGACCCGTACATGGAGCGACGTAACTTAATGAAGTTACGTCGTTAAACATATACAGCC